GGTGGCCGGCGGCGCAGCGGTTGTCGTTGGCGGTTGCGCCGTGGCCAGAAGGCCGCCGGTCGGGTCAATTGCTGCCATGTAGGTGCCTCAGTAGTTGGGCCAGGGGATGACGCGCTCGGATGACAGCAGCGATGCCGGGTTCAGCGACTGGTGTGCACCGTAGCGCGCTGCGCTGTTGACGCGAACCTCGTCAATCGCGCCACTGAACAGGACTTGCGCCGGGTCGCGCTGCTGCAAGACGTACTGCAGGCCACTGAGCGTGCCGCCGAGTTGCAGCCTGGATGTCGAGCTCACCGCGAGCGATGACATGGGAGCGTAAGCCGAGTACAGGTCAGGCACTGCATCGAGCCATGTGGTCTGCCAGAACTGCGTGCCGGAGTAGATGACGCGGCCGGCGGCCAGGTGGACAAAGCGCTCGGGCCTGGACGGCATGACGGGCGCGATGCTGGCCAGCGCTCCAGGCTTGATCGCTGATGTGCTGCCGCTCAGGCTCGTCAGCGACTGCCAGAACATCGGCACCACGATCCGAACCAGCCGAGTGCCGGCGTAGCTCACGCGCCAGCTTGCGAAGCCCAGCGACCAGATCACCGATCCTGCCGAGTTGATGGCCGACAAGACCGGGCAGAAGCGCTCGGCGTCCGTGCTGTCGTCGGTCAGGGTCGCCCAGGCTGTCGCGTCGATGTTCGCCCAGCAGTCCAGCGCCAGGCTGCCGTCCGATCCGTCAATTCCCGCCACGCTCGATGCCGTGGCGTTGGAGCCGGCGCTGAACGATCCTGCCTCGGCGACCTCGCCAGTCGTTGAGGAAACCGGGGTGCCGCTGCTGTTGACCCAGGTGTTGCCCTTCACGTCCGTCAGCAGGCCGGTCGCACTGTCGAAGTGCAGCAATGCTTTGTTGGTGGACTGGTAGGAGTCGGGCCCAGCGCCGGGCGCCGGGGCGGGTGATGGCGCGGGCGGCGCCGTGTACGGCGCTGGCGCCGGAGCCGGGGCGGGCGCTGGTGCCGGTGATGGCGCGGTGTAGGCCGGGACAATGACCACCTGATGGGTTGATGTCCCCAGCACGATAGGCGACGCCTCGACTGTCGTGTACGTCACGGTGAGCGTCAGGTTGCAGATGGCCCCCACGGTCGGCGTGCCGTACATGCGGAGCTCGCCGGCAGAGCTCGATGTCCCTGGCGTCCAGCTGAACTCCAGCATTTCCGCCGACAACCCGCCGGAGTAGTACCGCGTGTGCGAGTCCGATGGGAAACTCACACTGGCCGATGCGTTGACCACCACATTGCGCGCAAGCGTCGGGCTGCACAGAACCGCATTCAGCGGCACACCGACCCGGCCGCTGACGTTAGCGCAGGAGCCGACCACGATGGCGATGGACGTGTCAACGATGCTGACGCCATGCACCGTGCTGCCGCGCACCGAATAGCTGCCATCGCTGGCGATGTAGCTCACCACCACCCGGTGCGCCTGGCCGGGCGCTGTGGGCGTGCCGGATACCTTCAGCACGTTGGCCGCGTAGCTGAAGGTCAGGCCGGGCACCGTCTCGCTCAGGCTGATCGTCATGGCCGCGTCGGCGCAGGTGATCGTGGCCAGCGTGGTCAAGCCGATGGCGACGCCGACTTGTCCGCTCAGGGTTGAAACCGTGACGGCATCGAAGGCGATGGGCTGCGCGATTGGGGGCTGCGGCGCTGGTGCTGGGGCAGGCGCTGAGATAGGGGCAGACGGGCCGGAGTAGTCGCAGCTGACCATCGTAGGCGGCGTGAAGGCTGCGGCGTAGCGGGCGACGCCCTTGGTGATTCGCATGTCATCGACGTAGCCGTCAATGGTTTCTGCGCCGCTGGTCGACCCGCCGATTCGCCAGCCTATCGCTGCGCTGTAGTTTGTGGAATCACTCACCGATCCCGTGAGTGCCCCGCCCTCGAACAAGCGCAGCACGCCGCCAGTCCGAGTCAGCGCGACATGGACAAAGGCCCCGGCACTGATGACCGACGATGACGTGATCGTCACCGTGCCGTCGATCAGGACAACCAGCGGGTGCGGCGCGGTGTTCCTGAATGCCACTTGCACTCGGCCCGCTGTCGCCGTCCCGTTTTCCTGACCGAAGATCGTGGCAAAGTTGACGTTGGCCACGCTGTTCATGTAGACCCAGCACTCGGCCGTGAAGTCCGATGTGCCCATCTGCAGATCCATCATGTCTGCGGCTGACACCCACTGGCTGAACGTGCTCGAAAAGAGCATCGACCCGGCGCCAAACTTCTTCTGCACTGCCGATATGGTGGGCACAGTCGCGCCAGCCAGCGTGATGGTCTTTGGTTGCGACGAGGAATCAACAAAGGCCTCGCCGTGCAGGGAGAGGACAGTGTGAGCCGTGCTTCCTGTTCCTAGTGAATTTGGGAATGCCGCCGTCGGAACGAAAAAGGTTCCGGTGTAGCGGCACACGCCTTGGGTAAATCGGATGTCGTCAAGTTGCCCGGTGAATGCTGTGAACCCGCCTCCGGCCAAGTTCAGCACCGTGAGGTCAATGGCGGCCGTAGACGTGGTTGCGTCTGTAGCAGAGGATGTCAGTACGCCATTTTTGAAAGTACGGCATACATTGCTGCTATCGCGCGTGTAGGCAAAGTGAAACCAGACCCCATAAGTCAGGCCAGTTATTCCTGGGCTTCCTGGCCAGCCTGCTGAAAAGATAGACGTTGCACCATCGCTGGTGAAATAACTTGTGCCACCGCCTTTAGAAAACAGGTAACCGCCAGCGCCTGCTGAGAGCTTTACCCAAAACTCAAGCGTAAAGACTTGTTGAAGCGCCCATGCGGTGCTTGATGCGTAACCCAGGACCGACGCAGAGTTTGACGAAATGGCAGCAGATCCGAACTTCGGTCCGCTGGTATCGGTGGTGACGCTGCTCGCCGCCAATGGAGTGCGTGCAAAACTACTGCTGTCCGTGAACGTCGTTCCGCCATTCGCGCCGTCCCCATGCAGAAGCAACACCACACTGTTGAAGTACGGATCGTTGTTCGGCGCGTCGTAGTACGGGTCGAGCACGCAAGTCGTGCCGACCGCTGGGGTCGGGATAACCTGCAGCCCGACATAGGCAGGCAGCATCAGGCTGCCCGGTCCCCGCCGATGACCCACTCATCGGTGCCGACCTTGATGGCCGTGACCTGAGAGAACTGCACCCGGGTGGACAGGAGTCCATCGGCCGCGCGCAGCGTGACGCCGGAGCCTGGCGCCAGCGTGACCTTGCCGGCGCCGTACTGCGCGACGATCAGGGCTGTGCCGATGTCAAAGGCGACTGAGGAATTCGGCGGGATGGTAGCCGTGACCGCGGTCGCTGCGCTGAACGAAATGAAGGAGCCCGAGTCGGCCAGCACCAGCGTGTAGGCCGTCGCCGCGCTGGTCTTGTAGTTCAGCGTGCCACGCGCCGCGAAGACGACAGCCGTCTCGGCGGTGTTCACCAGCAGCTGCTTGCCGGCCTGACCGGAGAACGAGGCCGGGAAGCCTTGCAGTGTGGTGATGCCCGTCAGTCGGGTCAGCGCGTCGAGCTCCGTGGCCACCGCGTCGAATCCGGCCTGGATCAGCTGGAACTGCGCATCGAGCGGCGCCGACTTGGCCAGCGAGCCGAACGGCGCGTTGAAGCTGTCGTTGAAGAACCGATTGCTCATCGCTTGATCTTCCGTGGGGTGTGCAGCACCGTGATTGAGTACAGGGTGTGCGAAAGCTCGCTGGCCGATGACCCGCCGACCAGCAGAGCCACGGCCGTGCCAACACCGTCAATCGGGATGGTCTTGCTGGACGTTCCGGCCGTGTCCCAGTAGGTCTGGTCGAAGTTGTTGAGGTTGTAGAGAAGGCCCGTGCCGTACTGCGTCAGGCTGTTGGTCGAGGTTGCCGAAGGCCCATCCTCGGCGTTGAACTCGAAGGCCGTGCTGATGTTGCAGGCGCTGGTGGCGTTGACCTCGAGCGAGCCGAAGCGGTAGGCCTTCTCGACCTGCGGGCTGCGCTGGTTCAGCGGGTGCAGCTTCAGGGCGTACTGGATCGTTCCGCCAGCGAAGGACCGGCCCTTGTCGGCCTCGTAGACCCAGCCGGTGCTGTCGCCGTAGAAGGTGCGCGCCTGGCTGGCGATTTCCGCATGCTCGGCAGCCACCACGATGACGCCGTAGTTGAGCGCCGACCACGCGAACTGGTTGTTGTCGGTCGGCAGACCCGACAACACCGTGCCGTCGCTCAGGAAGATCCGGTACTTGTACAGGCCGGTGATGAACGCGCTGCAGTTGGCGATCTGGTCGCGCGCCAGCGGCTGGATCGACATGCTCACCGTGTCGGTGGCGTAGTTGCCAAAGCTCTTGGTTGCCGGGTAGCGGACAACCCCGGGCGTGTCGAGCGCCACCGCGCCACCGATGTCCTGCGCGGTGAAGGCCTGGGCGCCCTGGATGTGGCTCAGTGGAACCATGTTCCAGTTGAGCGTGCTGTCGCCGTACAGGACGTGCAGCGAGTCTTTGCCCATGACCATCAGGGCGGATGCGTCCGTCGCGCCGCCGAGTGACAGCAGGTTGGTGATCGTGTCGCCAGTCCCAAGCTCACCCGCACCGAACACGGCCGACCAGACGTAGGGCGTGCCGATGCCGCAATGCTGCAGGCTGCCGCGGTAGGCCAGGAACAGGTAGTTCTTGTGGCACTTGGCCACGCTGGCGCGGATCGAGCCCATGCCGGTGGTCAGTTGCACCAGCACCGTACCGTCGAACTCGAATTCAGGGTTCAGCGCGTCGCAGCCGTACAGGCGCTTGGTCGACAGCGCGGCGGTGAAGTTGTACACGTCGTGCGACACCATATGGTCGTTCGTCGTGCCGGGCGCCAGCGTGATCGCAGTCTGGATGCCCGACAGCGTGCAGGCCCCGCCGCCCACCGCGGCGCCGGCCGCGAAGTTGCCGCCCGTTGGTGCGCCGATGACCAGCCTCCCGGCCGCCGTCGTGCCCCACGATCCCGACTCGAGCACCACGCGCAGCACGGTCGCATTCACAGCGCCCTGCGTCAGTGTGGAGCCCTCGGCATAGACCGCGGTGCCGGCGGTGAAGCTGACTTGGTAGTTCAGTGCCACCAGCGTCCAGCCTGACGCGCTGGACTTGTAGATGGCCATTGCCGTGTTGCCGGCGTTGTTGCGCCAGGCGTAGACCACATCGTTCAGCGCAGCGATGCCGCGAATCCGGCCGGCGCCTGGCACTTGCCCGATGCTGGTCTGGTACTCGTCGGCTGCCGCCTTGTTCAGCGTGTTGTCGAGGAAGCCGTCCACCGCGGCAGTCAGGCTCAGGACGGTCGCCCGGGTGATGCCGCCAACTTGCAGGCCCTCGACCACAAAGGTGCCGGTGATGCGCGTGATGGCGATGTACGCGCCGCTGATGTAGATGACCTTGCCGGCCGCGCCCGATGTGGCCCCGGTGACGGTATCGCCCACCACGATGACGGCGATCGTCGCCGTGCACTGGTAGTAGGAATAGACGGCAGAGCTCGGCGCCGTGTGGCCGTCGAACGGCTCGATGCCACGCACCCGGTCCAGGCCGCCATTGACGCTGTACTCGTAGTTGTAGGCCAGCAGCGCGGACCCAGGCTTGGCAAACAGAGGGCTGACCACCACGTCCATGCCGCCGCCGATCAGGGCAGCAGCGGGCACCAGCTTGACGCTGGGCATGCCTTTTCTCAGAGCGATGGCAGCCTCGCTTGGTCGAACATCAGCTTGTCGTACAGGTCGCCGTAGTTCTTTTCGGCCTTGGCCAGCAGTTCCGGTGCCGCGTCGGCCTTGGCGGCGTCTTGCAGCGCACGCCAGACCAGCAGCATGTGGAAGCGGTCGGGCATGTCGGGCGTGTCAGCGTCCACGGCCAGTGTCGACGGCTCTTTCCAATACTCGGCGCGCAGCATGTAGGCCAGCGCCGGCTGCGGGCCGATCAAGAACTGGTTGCTCTCATCGAACGTCCAGGCAATGGGCGTCGTGGACGCCACCAGGCGGTAGATGAACAACTTGCGGAAGTTGTCCAGATCCCAGTAGGCCATTTCCCACAGGGTATTGAGGCTGCCGGCGAGGTAGAGGATCGGCGCGTAGTTGCTGTCGTCGTGGCGCCACCGGCCGAAGCGCGTGGCAATGCCCAGCTGCGCCGCGGTGTAGGTCTGCTGGCCAATCGTCAGCGGCGTGTCGGTGGTCGCGCGCATCCAGCGCCAGTCGCGCTCGGCCTGGAGCTCGGCCCACGCATCTGCCACTGCGTCGATGATGCGCTGGTTGCGGTCTGAAGCACCGACCACGGTGGTCGGCGCAGCAGTCGAGCGCAGCGTCTCGCGGTGCACGCGCTGAACGATGGCCAGGAAGTTCATGTCAGGACTCGCGCATGACCTTCATCAACCAGGCCGAACCGCGCGGGTTCTTGTCCTCGACCACAGTGAACGGGTAGGCGGCCGACTGGTGGCGGTGCGTGAAGTTTTCGCACACGGCTTGCTCGCCCTTGTCCTCGTTCTTGTTGTAGTTGGTCGTCACGTCGTAGGGCTGCGCCCGGGCGATGACCTCGAGGAACTTGCGCTGGATGCGCGTGGGCGTGTCGCACCAGATGCGAACGCCTTTGCCGTTGACGTGGAAGTCGTAGACGTTGGGGGCGAACTTCTCGCGCTTCTTGTAGAGCACGATGGTGACCATTTCTTCCATGAAGGCCAGTTCCTGGGCGTATCCGCCGTGGAGCACCGCGTCGGTGGCCACGATGACATCGGCCTCGCGGTCGTCGGGCATCAGGTTGGCGGCCAACTCCGGCGGCTGCGTGATGGGCAGGTCGTCGCTGTGCAGTTCGCGGGCAGAGCGGCTGATGACGGGCGCAACACGGGCGGCGACTTGCGCGGCCTGCGCGATGGGGTCGGTGTTGGACGGCGCGGCTTGACGGGACATTGGACTCTCCAAAAGAAAAGGGCCCCCGAAGGGGCCCTGTTGTGATGCCCCTGGTGGGGCTCGGCTTCTCGCCGTCGATCAGCTGACCTGCGGGCGATCCGGCAGGTAGCCGATGGTGTCCACGAAGGTGTGAACCACGCCGGTCGGCGGGCCAGCCAGGTTGCTGGCGCCGAACGTCCAGGCAGTCGCCGTGCTGTCCGTGCGGGTGATGATGTAGCCCACCGGGTAGAAGTCATCGGGCAGCGTCGGGAACTTGGGCACCGACTGGGTTTTGAACTTGCTGGAGGCGACGGCCAGCGAGTCGGTCTGCTCGATGCTGCCCTGCGCCACCTTCAACGTGCCGGCGGCGTTGAAGCCCACCACGAAGACACAGCCGTAGCCGTAGCCATCGACGTAGCCGCCGAAGCCGTTGGCGGCAGCGGCCACGCCGACCGGAACCGGCAGGAAAGTCACACCCGTCACCGCGTCGGTGGTGGGCGTGGCCTGGTTGGAGGCAGCGGCCTTGGTGTAGGCCTTGCCCTTGATGCCGCCGATGACGGCATTGGCCCAGGTCAGGGTGGTGGTGGTGCCGGCAGCGATGCCGGCTTTGGTCGTGTTCCCCGTGAAGGGGGTTTGCTGAAGTGCGTCCATGTCTGGAACTCCTTGAAAGGTTGTTGCCCGGGATCAGGCGTAGAGAAGGGTCGGGTCCACAGCGCCCACAGGGCTCATGTAGACAGCGTTCGGCACAACGGTGACATCGCCCAGCGCAGTGGTGCCGCCGACGAAGTTGCCGGTGCCAGTCGGGTTGATGAGCACCCAGCCGATGGGCGCTTTGTTGATCGGGAAGTCGGGCCACTTCAGGGCGCCAAGCGTCGCGCCTTCCGTCCCCATCGCCACGCTGGTGGTGCCAGCAGAATCGACAAAGAAACAGAACACGTTGAACTTGGCATTGGTCACGGTGCCGACCAAGACCGGCATGTCAGTGCCGGCCGTGATCTTCACCAACACGCCCTTGACGCTGGCGTAGTAGTCCGCAGCGCCGGTCTTCACCTTGGTGGTCGTGGCGCTGATGACGAGGCCCGCCGTGGTCAGCGACACGGAAGAGAACTGATCGGCCACGAATGCGAGGATGTTTCCAAGGGCTTCCTTGGTCATCGCATTTGTGACGTTCATCAGGTATTGGATGACTCGGTTTTGCATAGTGGTGCTCCTGTTGGGTTGAAGTCAGGGGCCGAAGCCCCCGGCTTTACAGCGCCTTGGCGCCCACGTTGCCGACCGCCATCCAGCCCGAGTTTTCGATCATGGCGGCCTTCCACCACGTCGTCCCGGCGTACCCGCGCTGGCCGTGCGGGTCGGACTTCGACTTCTGCGACGGCGGCAGGAAGGTCGGGTCCAGCGTGTCGGTGCCGCGCACGGCGACCTGGCTCCACGCATCCTCGGCCGCCACGATGAACTGGTACACGTCGAGGGACGTACCCAGGTTCGAGGTCAGGCCGGTTGCGCCGATGGCCGCGCCGCCGTCGAGGATCGACACCAGTTCGGGGCTGGTGATGAAGCGGAAGCGCTCGCACTTGCCCAACTCGTTGGCCATCGGGGTGCCGCTGGCGTACTTCTCGGCCGGGATGAAGCCGGGCAGGTCGCGGATGTCCGGTTCCAAGTCCGTGCTGCAGTAGACCAAGAAGCCGGCGGCCACCGGGTCGGTGCCGAAGCGGTTGCCCGCGTTCAAGACCCTCGTCACCATCATGCCGTGGTTGGCCATCAAGCTCTTGGCGATCTTGCGCAGCATCGGCAGCGTGATGCCGCCGTTGACTGTCGCCCGGCTGGTGCCGGTGCCGCCGTAGTACACGTTCGGGCAGGCCTTGAGCACACCGAACAGGATGAGCTCGTTGACCAGCGTCACGCGCTCGCCGACCTGCTGGATCATGGCTTGAGGAATGTCGTCCTCGTACATGTCGTAGGTCTTGTCGGTGAAGCCGTACAGGCAGCTGTACTGCTGCATGACGACGCTGATGTCCTGCGGCGTGATGCTGTCCGGAGTCGGCGTGATGCCTTCCGACGTCTGGTGCGCCTGCACGATGGCGTTGCCGCGGTCCACGGCGGTCGTGGTGCCGAAGAACTGGTTGGGTTGCACCGCGGTCGCGCCGTAGGGAATCCAGCGGCGGGCAACGTAGGTATCCGAGGAATTGCGCGGGAAGCGGACCTGGCGGCCCGTCTTGCTCAGGCATTCCATCGGGACGGCATGGGCCAGGATCTGGCCCTTGAACTTGTTGATTCGGCCCGGGGTGAGGGCGAAGCCTTGCATGGTCATGGTGAATCTCCGTTAGGTTGATCTGCCGGTTTTGAAGCCGGCGTCGAATTCGTCGTCGGTGTTGGCGCTCGGCGTGGAGCCGGTGCCGCGTGGAGTCACAGCCGCAGCGAGGCGGCCTTTTCGAGTGGAGGGGTTGGCGTCAGCGGTCGGCGTGGGGGCCGGCTTCTGACGGGATGCCTTGAACTCGGTCAACTTCTTGGTGATGAAGTTCGCGTTCCAGTCGTTGTCCAGGCGCTGCTGGTCGGCAGTGCTTTGCTTGGCCTTCCAGGCTTGGAATTCCGGGGTCAAGACTTGATCGCGCCAGTCGGGGTGTGCGTCGTCGACGGCCTCGATCTGCAACTCGCGCTTGATCGACACGCGAAGCTCTGCTTTGTCGTCATCGCCCAGGGTTGCCCCCGTGCGGACGATTTGCAGGTCGCGGATCTTTTCCAGCGCACGCGCATGCGACTCGAAGCCATCGCCGCGCAAGGCGTCGATGTCCGTCTGGTCGATGGGTACGCCGGCCTTGCCGAGATTGCGTTCGATGCCGCCGATCTTTCCGAAGGCAGTTCCCAGGCCCTTTTCCTGCGATGTCTTCAGCGACTCGATCAGCGCTTCCGCGCTGGCCAGCCGTTCTTCCATCGTCGGTTGACGCGGTGCATCGGGCTCTTCTGCGGCCTGTACCTGCTCCATCCCCGGCGTTTCCGTGGGGGCGTTGGGCTTGGCAAAGCCGTCATCAAAACCTTCATCGTTCTCGTCCTGTTGCTCTTCAGCGCCAGGCGCGTCAATCACGGGCAGTTCACTGTCTTGGCCGCTCATCCTTCTTCTCCACAAATGAAAAAGCCCGCTCTAGGCGGGCTGCGTATCCACCGGCGCGCTTGGCGTGGGTGGGTCTTTGCCGTGGGCCCGGGTGGGCCGGCGGCGGGGTCTGGTGTCAGTCGGCGCGGGGGCGGTCGTCCTCGAGGCCCAGCAGAGCATTGAGCTCGGCGATGCGCCCGCGCAGCTTCTCGGTCTTCTCGACCGACTGGCTGGCGTCGTTGTGGGCGCGGTGCATCGCAAGGCGCTCGTGCAAGTGTTCAGACAGGGCCAGCCACAGCGGGCTGCGCTTGTCAGCCGCGGTCAGCGTGAAGTCGCTCATGCTTGGAACGCATGGCCATTCGGTGCGCGGCCGACAGGCTCGACGCCACTCGGCGCCACCTGGGCGGTCGGGTCGTCTTCCGGGTGCCCCGCCAGTGCGGCTTGGGTGCGCAGTTGCATCGTGACCTTGGCAAGCTCGACCTTGGCATCCGAAATGCTGATTTCGCGCTTCATGGCGAACTCGGCCACCTTGGTCTGGTAGTTCAGGTCGGCGATGCGCTCTTGCAGTTTCAGCGTGGCCATCGCGTGCTCTTGCACAGCCTGGTCGCGGCGGGCCTGCGACTCCACGAATGCCGTGTCGCGGTCGGTGTCTGCCTTGATGGCCTGCGATTTCAGGTTGTCGGCGCTCTCGGCCACCTTCGTCTGAACCTCGGCGCGGATCTGCGCGGCCTGCACAACGGGCGCCACGGGCGGCGGTTGCTTCTTGCGCTCTTCAATCTGCGCGTCGGTCAGCCTGAAGTGGGCCGGCGTCATGCGCTTGCTGCGGATGACCTCTTCCATGCACTTGGCCGGGTCCAGTTCGTAGGCCGGGTTTGCCGATGCCGTCAGCAACTGCAGCACGAAGATGTCCTGCAGCGACTTCTCGATCAGCGCCAGCGCGCCGCTGGTGTCGACGTGATAGTCGCCCTTCTCGTCGTCGGGCACGTCCTCGTCCAGCAGCAGCCATTCGTAGAACTGATCCACCAGCGGGGTCGTGATGCAGTCGTTGACTGTGAAGCCCACATCGCGCAGCAGCTGGTTGGCGTTGTTGTCCTGCAGTTGCTGGCCACCGAACGTGTCGGGGGTGGTCTTACCGCTCTGTCCCTGGCTGATGAGCGGGATGTTCGAGTGCTCTTCGGCCAGCTTGAAGCCGTACTCGACAATCTTCATCAGGTGGTCGGTGGTGTTCGGCCACTCGAACGAGGCGAACACTTTGCGGACATCCTCGACGCCCGCGCCGTTCTTGATGAACCAGAGCTTGTCGGGCGTGATCCGCATGTCGCGGTTGGCCGGCTCGACGGCGTTGGGGTCCATGATGACCTGGGCGCCGCTCGAGTTGCCGGCGTTGTTCAGCATGGCCCGCGTGGCGGCCGTCACGATGCGGCCCGGGGTGCGAACCTGCTCGCCGACCCCAACACCAGCCCAGTGCCCGGCGCGGCGGCTCCACGGCGCCGTGTGGTACGGCAGCCGGCCGGAGTCCATCGGGCTTTGCACCGCGCGGATCACGGTGTCGTTGATGAGGGTGATGACAACATCGACCCGGTTCATGGCCTTGTCGACCTTGGACGCCTGTTCCTCGTTCGCGGCCTCGAAGTCAGACTTGGAAATGCTGCCGCGGAAGTTCCACAGCGCGTAGGAATTCTTGTCTCGCTGCTGGCTGTTGTCGCCGCCGTCTGTTCTGCACTTGCCCGGGCCCTCTTCGATCACCTTCTTGATCTGCTCGGGCAGGTAGAACAGATCGCCTTGCTTGGCCAGCTTGGCGAGCTCGCTTTCGGTGATTTCGTCCGACTCGAAGCAGTGCGAGCCCTTGTGGATGTTCTCGCCGCAGCCTGGCGCGGGGTAGAAGTTCCACGGATCGACCCAGCGCGCGATGGGCTTGAGCTCGTCCACCACTTCCACGCTGATCGCCGCGGCCTGGGCGGTGGGCGTTGCCTGCAATTCAGGCGGCATGTCGGGATCTGCGGCGGCCGGCGTGGCGGGCTTGGTCTTGTGCACCACCACCACGCGCTTGGACTCAGGGATCGGGCCGCACAGCACGCCAACACCCAGTCGCGCCATGTCGAAGATGACCTTGCGCATCTCGGCGTTGTGCTTGTACTCGACCAGCCAGTCGTAGATCCGGGTGGCGGCCTTCTCTGCTGCCGATTCCGCCTGCTCGATGGCGTGCTTGGCCAGGGCGTCCACGGTCACGGGCTGTCCGTCGTGCCCGGGCATGGGCTGGCCGGTGATGTCCTGCGCCGGCTGCATGTTGCCGACCCCGCCTGCGAGCTCGGGCAGCGGCGTGGCCTTGAGCGTGAATGCTTTGCCGTCCGCGGGCAGCACGATTTCGCAGACCTTGGCATGGCCGGCGTCCACATAGCGCGCCACCAGCTTGACGTAGGCGGTCGCCTTGTTCGAGTCGGCCTTGCCCGTCTCTTTCATCAGGCCGCCGGTCATCGTCGTGGCCTTCGTCCACTTGGCGCCCTTGAACTCGTCGCGGTTCAGGTCGTCAATCCCGACATAGGCCTCTTCGCACTCGCGCCAGGTGTCCTCGATGCCCGACGATTTGCGCGCGGCCACGGCTTCATCGCGCAGTTCGGCAATGGTCGTGCTCAGCGCCTCGAGCGCCGCGGCCTTGAGCACCTTGGGTCGCTCGATCAGCGCCCGAACTTCGTCGGGCAGCTGGCTCATCAGGTCTTGTTCGTTCAAGTGCCAGCCCTCTCGGATGTCTGCGACTGCGCCAGCATTTCAGGCGTCACTGTGTTTCGGGCCACTTCGCCGTATCGCGCGCTGTAGGTGATCGCGGTCACCTGGCGTTCGCTGATCCAGCCGCCACGCGCTGCGTAGGAATCCCGCGCGGCCAGCGTCGGGTGCTGAACCAGCGTGAAGCCACTGCTTTCCAACTCATGCCGGTGGTGTCGATGGCCGGCGTGGATGTATCTCTTGGTGGTCTGACCGAAGTCCTCCGCAAACGATGCAGAGAAGACGCCCGGCAAAGACTCAAATTTCTTCAAGTGCCCGTGATGCCAGCACAGCATGGTCTTGCCATGCCGGATGACGTAGTAAGGCAACTCGCTGTCGATCACAGTCACGCGCGGCTCGCGCTCGTACAGCAGGGCGAACATCTGCCGCAGCCAGACGGAGCCAGCCAGGTCGTGATTGCCTTCGGCGATCAGAACCTCCACCTGTCGGTGATGTTGCAAAGCGTCGTCAACCGTGGCCCGAAGTGTGCGAATCGCAACACGGATCACTTTGCTGTAGCGGCTGTCGGCATCCAGCGGGTGCTTGTGGCCTGGCGTCTCGGCCACCAGCGAATCGAGGTGCAGAAAATCGCCCAACTGCGCTATCACGCACCTATCGGCCCTGGGCGATGACCGCACCATGTGCTGGAAAGCACCGATCAGCACAGCCTCTGCGATGTCCAAGTCCCAGGCTTCTCCGGTTTCCTTGGCCCAAGACTTCATGCCGACGTGGCAGTCGGTCAACGTGTAGACGTTGCACAGGTCGGCCGCTGTGTCGCCGCTGAACGCGACTGGCGCAGCGCGCGGTACGTCTTCCATCAGCGCCTCGACCGACTCTCGGATGATCCTGTCGCGCGCCTCGGCGTCCGCGCTGGATTTGACCCACTGCAACACGGGCTCCGGCTCGCCGCGCCGGTACAGCGTGCTGGCGCCGCGCAACTTCTGGCCTGGGGCCACCGGCCGGGTCAGGTCGTGCTCGGGGCTGTAGCCCTGCAGCGCGGCCTTCTTCTTGACCTGCGCCAGCGCGTTGCGAATCAGGGTCTTGTTGCACCCCAATGCTCTCGATGCGGCGCGGGTGCTCTTGTGCTCGTTGACCGCCTTCAGCAACTCCAGTTGTCTGACGGTGCAAAACTCATACAGGCGCCTGTCGACCATGTAGACAGGCGACGGCATTACTGCAAACGCCTCTTCAACTCCCCGCACACGAAAGGCAGTTCAACCCAAGGCGTCACGCACGATATTGGCGACTCACTCTCGCCCGTGTACGTCGGCACCGGGGGATGCGCCTGGCACAGCCCCCACCGAACTTCATCCTGCGATTCAGTCTGCTCATGCCAGTGGACACAATCAGCGCAAGAGTCCAGAACTGGACTCGGCTGCTTGGGCTGGCTCACTCGGTCGGCCCTTTCAGGGAGTCGTAGGACTGCTCGCAGGCTGTGCCGGCGGCTCCGCGATCGTCGGCAACTCGAGCAAGGAGTTGACCTCGCTCGAGTAGCCGAATGAGCACGTCGGCGCACACTCCGGCGGCGCTTTTGGCTGGCGGGCCGACGCGGATAGCGGGGGAATTGCTGGTGCCTGCACTGTTGCTGGAGGCAACGAGGCTGGCGACACGCTCGCGCAGCCGGCCAGCAGCAGAGTCAGCAATGGCAGCGTCAGCGCGGGCCCGCCGCATTTCAGCTTCGTGTGCATCCTCGACCTCCTTCTGCGCCGCGGCACGGCGTTGTTCTTCGGTGCGCGCCACCTCGGTTGCGGCCAGTGCGCGCAATTTCATTTCCGCATCCAGGGCGACCCACTCGGCATGGCCCCTGCTGTAGCCGGCCATGTCTGCAGCGCGCTCGCGGTGGTGAGCCCATGCGACAGCCGCGACCACGGCCAGGATGAGCGCAATGACGCGCGGTGAGAGCGAGCGGAAAAGTCCGCTGACGACAGCCAGGATCGCGGCCAGAGCGCTCACGGCTTGGGCTCCGTCGTTTCCTTCAGCCGCAGCGCCGCGCCCACGCTGGCACACAGCGCGCCGAACCCGGTCCCGAACGTCAGCAGATCGAAGGGCTGGCCCTTGAGCACCACCACATAGACCTGCAGGCACAGCGCCGTCAGCGCGCCGCCCAGGCCGATCCAGCGCATGAAGTCGTGCGTCACGTTGTCCGCGCCCGTCAGCAGCTGGGTGAAGATGCTCACGGCTTGTTGCCTATCGTGAGCGTGTGGGTCAGCAGGAAATAGGCGCCCGATGCGATGGCGCCCAGCACCGTCAGCACCCAGGGCGCGTTCTTGCGGACATACTGCATCAGCCAGGTTGCGTGCTCGTCCTGCTCCTTGCGCTGCAGCAGGTAGGCGTACTGGGCCGGCGTGAGAGCCGTGCGCTGGAGCTCGGCGACCACGTCGGCCAACTGCTCGTCGGTCTTTGGCGTGGCTGCGTCGCGGCTGAATGATGATGTCGGACCGGCGTCATCCCGCTCGAACGGGATGGTGTCCATCGCGGCGGTCATCATCCGACACGCACCAGCAGCGTGGCGGTGGTGTTGGTCGCCATCACGCGGCTGACCAGCACCGGCAGCACCGACCCAACAGGCGGCGCGGTGAACGTGACAGCGGTCGGGCTGGCTCGGCCTTCTTGTGCGGCGGGCATGACGGCCACATTGCCAGCACCCCCGACGTAGATCAGCGATGGCGGGAAAACCGTGGCATCGGCTGGAGTGACGGCCGCAGCATCGTTGCCTGGCAGGGAAGTGACGGGTACGGGCTGCGCCATGTGTTGGCTCCTGAAATGAAAAAGCCGCCCGAAGGCGGCCTGGTTGACTGGGATCGCGGCTTAGGCCTAGGCCACGCCAACTTCACCCTCGCCCTGGATCGTCAGGGACGTGCCGGCGCTCGCGCCACCGACAAGGAAGTCGGCCGCGTCCAGCCGCACCGCGCCGTACCAGTCGACGTAGCTGTTGGCTGGGATCGAAGTGCCGAACCCCATGAACGAATTGGCAGAGCTCGCCGTCGCGCCCGTGGCACCGATGCACAGCGTGAAGGTCACGGCGCCTGCGGTGACGTTGGTGATGCGGACGTGGCGCAGGATGATGTACTGCGCTGAAGTTCCACCGTTGACGCCGCCAGATGCGGCGGCCGGATTCAGGATGTTGGTGGTCAGGACGGCCGTCAGTGCGACAGGCCCTAGGCGGAAGGCTTTGTTCGATGCCATGAGAGTTCTCCTTAGAAGGCTGCGATTTCGGTCCAGGCCACGTCAACGGCGAGGTTTGCTGTGCCGGCCACACCAAATGCCACTGAGGGCCCCTGGATGATGAAGCCCTCGTTTTGGGCGAAGACCAGCGGATGCGCCGTGCCTGAGTCGAGGTCGAGGTCGACCACATAGAGGCTCGCATTGGGCGTGGTGATGGTCGAAGAAACGGGAAGCTGCATGATTGGGTCGGCATCCAGCGTTCGGGTGCCTGCGGTAAGGCCCGCCGCGAGAGCGCTCTTGCGGATGTCTGTCACCAGCGTTGTTCCCATGCTAGTGCGCTTCTTGAACGAGTTGGTCGTCAAGGTCAGCGCCGTTCCTGCGCTGTCAGAAACAGACCAGGCCCGCGCTTGGAACACGCTGAACACCGGCATGATCGTTGCCGTGGCTGCGGCCGTCTGCATGAACTGGATGCGGATGTCCTGAATCACGCAGATGCGCGAAGCATCGCCCCAGCGGAAGGAGAACAGTGTGCCGTTCGCCGCCTGGGAAACGGTCAGCGCGATGGTCGTTGACAGCCGGTAGCTGCCGAACGCACCGTAGTCCAGCGGCTTTTGCACTGTCCGCAGCGCTCGGAAGCCTGTTCCTTCGACTTCAGCGACTACGCCACCATTACCTTGGATCTGGAGCGCGATAGCTTTATCCTGCCTTTCTGGCGCTATAGCCTAATTGCCGAGTGTTTTTGCACGTCTTGCAGGTTCTCATACCACGGCCTAATGCGTGCGTGACCAAATTACCTGCTATCAATGCATGCCCATTTAGGCAGTGAGTTTTTGCAGCGTTTGTGGCATTGAACGTTTCTCCGCGCAGCAAATTTTCTTTGCGCGAAACTGCTTCCAAATGGTCTGGGTTAGCGCACTTTCTGTTTCGGCACAGATGGTCAATGTCCAGTCCGACTGGAATTTCGCCAAACTTTCGTTCATATGCAAACTTGTGAGCCGATACAGTTTTCCCGTCTAGCCAGAATGCGCCGTACCCTGTACCAGAAATCCCACCCAAGAACTCGTGGCATCCGCTTTGCGTGAGTCTGATCTTGGAATCAAACCTGTCGTCTGCGTTCTCTGTCTTTCTGCCAACGCCCATGCCGGCAGTGAGGCCGACGATGCCCTTGTTCCAAGGGATTGATCCAGTCTTAAACAGTGCCATTTCAGTTCCTCAATTCCAAGTCCAGGCCACTGTCCACAGCCCGTAGATGCGCGTGCCGGCGCCGCCGCCGTATGCGCGCTTGCCAGGCTGTGCGTTCTTCATCGCAATCGCCGTGCCGGCCGTGCTGCTGACGATGCTGTTGGCGTTCGGCGGGTAGTCAATCGGCTCGTTCAGCGCGTTGCTGTTGCGCGCGTAGATCGTGAAGCCAGTCCCTGCGACCACATTCCCGGCCGTGACAAAGATCGACTCGGCGAAGTGCTCGTCTGCGCTGTGGTCAGCGGTGGCTGTCGGGTAAATCTGCGCAATGACGACACTGCCGGCCACGATGGATGCCTGCCCAGTCACCGCGACTGACGCATCCGAACCGCCTGGGAAGGCGCCGAAGTTGATCGTCGTCGTGCCCTTCGCGCTCGATCCGCCGCCGCCACCGCCCGATCCTGCTGGGCCAGTCGCGCCAGTTGCGCCAGGGATCGGCGGGTCAGGCTCCGGCGGGTCGTCGTACAGCCACATCGCAATGCCGGCCGGGCCTTGCGCGCCTTGAGCGCCGTTCGATCCGTTCGCGCCGGCCGGGCCGGGCGGCCCTTGCTCGCCATCGGCACCAGCTTCCGCATCCATGAACACAGCCGGCCCCATTGGGCCTGCCGCGCCGGGTGATCCTGCAGATCCTGCTGCTCCAGCAGACCCAGCAGCACCGGGCGGGCCCGGCTCACCGTCTGCGCCGTCCTCTGCCGCCATGAAGATCGCCATGCCCGCCGGGCCTGCAGTGCCGGTTGCGCCGGCTGATCCAGCGGCCCCAGGCTGGCCGGGGGGTCCAGGCTGCCCCTCTTCGCCCTGCTCGGCGTCCATCCAGGCCATCGGGCCAACTGAACCGGCGGATCCCGCGGGGCCTGTCGCGCCTGCCGGGCCTTGCGCACCGGGCGGGCCCGGCGGGCCATCTTCGCCTTGCTCGGCCTCGAGGAACACCGCAGGCCCCATCGGACCCTGCGACCCGGCTATGCCTGCAGCACCAGCCACGCCCGCAGCACCTGGCGGTCCGGGTTGTCCGTCCTCGCCCGGCTCCGGCTCGATGTAGATGGGGTAGCCCGATGCACCCGCGGCGCCTGTCGCTCCAGCCGATCCAGTTGCGCCCGCAGGGCCAGCAGCGCCAGGGGGTCCAGGCTCGCCGTCGGCTCCGTCGTCCATCAGCACCAGCATGGTCGCGCCGGCCGGGCCCGTTGCCCCCGTCGCGCCCGTGCCGCCGCCCGGGATCGTGACCAGCGTCTGCGTGCCGGTGTCGGTGGCCGTGACGCCAGCGCCCACGAAGTTCAATGTCGTGCGCGCCGTCAGCGGCGCGCCCTCGTCTGCAATCGTGTGGCCGCCACTGCCGCCGCTGCCACCGAACGCCACGAAGGCCATCGTCGTGCGGTCGTAGTAGTAGGCCGTGCCCGTCAGGCGGTTGATGACGATGGGCGCCGCGTTGCCGTTCAAACTGGTGTAGAGGCTGAAGTCAGCGCCCGGCACGCCGTCGAACAGGACGACGGTCTTGGTGTTCTCTCCCATGTGTCAGCCCAGCACGCCCGTGGCGCGGTCGGCGATGTGGAACTCGGGGCCGGCTTGCTTGCGGATGACCTGCGGCGTCTTGGCGTGGCGCAGCATCATCAAGGCGTAGCGGGTGGCGCTCATCAGGTCGTCGCCTTCCTTCACCACCTTGCCATCCTCGCGGTGGTACAGCCTGAACTCTTCCCACCAATCGCCCAGGTGCTTGGCGACCTTGAGGCGCCCGGTCTGCATGCGGTCCAGCATGTCCATCAGCCCAGCCTCGACGCCGTTGCCGCCCTCGCCTTCCTTCTCGCCCTTGCTCTTGTCGGGCGCGTGCGTGGCCTTGTCCTTGAGCATCTTCACGCCGTAGCTGGCGTACTGCTTGGCCAGCGTCTCGCCGCTGCCCTTGTCGTGCTGCAGGCCGTCATGCGGCCAGGCCACTGGAATCCACTCGCCGCGCGCCTTGATCGCCAGGCTGTGCACCGCGGGCGTCGCTTCTTTGACGCGGTAGGCGTCGTAGACGTGCACCACGTCGTTGTCGCGGTCCAGCGCCATCCACACTGCCGCGGTCGGGTGATCCCAGCCGAAGTCCAGGCCGCAGATGCGCGGCCAGTGCGTCGGGATGGCCACTTGGCTTTCCTGCAGCACTTCATCGGCCAGGGCGAAGATCCGGCCGCTGCCCAGCGTTGGCGTGCCGTTGATGCGCGCTTCCTTCTCATGCGCCGGGTAGGTGGCGATGATTGCCGCGCGCTGCTCGGGCGTGTAGTGCGCGGCGTCGTGGATGGTCATGTTGATGACCGTTGAGCCCGCCGGCTTCTCTTGCAGGAATCGTCGGACCACGGCGCTCATCCCCTTCAACGGCGTGAACGTCAGCGTCACGATGCCGGCCCGGGCATTGGTTCGCGTCAGGCCCTCGAAATAGATGTCCTCGGGCGGTTCCTCGTCAAACCAAACCCAGTCCAGCGTCTCGCCCTGCCAGCGCAGCCGGCCCTGGTCGTAGGTCTTGATCGTCACGCGGCTGGTGCCGGCCTGCACATCGCCGCCGCCGCCGTGCTTGACGAGGATTGTTTCCACCAGATCAGGCACGCCGCCGGCCGCGCGCTTGGGGTCGCCCACCAGCGCATCGCGCGGGATCGCTCCGGTGCCCCAGCTTCCGACCTGGCCCAGCAAGATCCGCTGCACGGTGTCGCGCGTCGTCTGCCCCGTCTCGCTGGCGGCCCAGCCTATCGTGGGCTCATCGAAAGTCGTGCCGCGCCACCAGCTGGGATAGCGGCCGGTCAGGTGCATCGCGTGCTCGAAGCCGGCGCTCCACGTCTTGCCGACCTGATTGCCGGCTTTCAGCAGCCGCTCGCGGATGTGCAGCGGCCCGCCGGCTCGGTGGAAATCGTCCTGCTTTGGGTACGGGCGGTAGTCGGCCAACTGGTTGCCGGCCAGTCGCCTGTTCGCCTCAGTGAGTAGCGCGGCCCTCGCTGCCGGTGACAGGCTCTGCAGCCATGCCAGCTTGGCTGAATTCAAGGAGCGCGTCACGGATTTGCTTGAGTTCGTCATGCGGCAGTGCGTCCAGTTCACCCGTGCGGACTTCACGGCGCTCGATGAACATGCCCAGTTCCTTGCCGATCAGGCTCAGCGCCGTGTTGGCGGCCGGCAGATTCGCGGCCTTGAGCTCGCCCGTCTCGCCGTCAGGGCCGGTCACTGTGCCGATGGCCATGCCCATGTCGACCACCTTGGTCAGCTTGTCCAGCACCCAGGCCTTGCTGACTGCGGCCTTCTCGATGGCGCGTTCGCGGGCGGGCTCTTCGACTGCTTTGCGTAGCTCAGCAATTCTTGAGCAAACATTAGCGTCTCTTAGCAACCGGCAAGCAGACGGTGCTGCACCGTTCTTGCTGAACCCTGCCGCTACATAGGCGTCGGTCTGGTCTTTACCCCCTGCAACCAACTGAGCAAAATGCTCATGGCGCGCGTTCTTCAGCAGCGGCATGTCAGGCCTTCACCAGATCCGCAAACGTCCAGGGCGCCGACTCGGCTAGCTTTGGTATCACGCGCACATACAGCGCGCACTCCCGCGGGTTTTCCGAAACCTCGACGATGTTGTCGACCTTCTGCAAGCCGAGGTCACGCCAAAGGTCGCGCATGCTGCGCAGGCGCAGGCCATCTGCCCCCATGTCGATGCAAAGGTCCAGGCCTGCGATGACGCTGTGATCCTGGGTGGAGCGGAAGGCGGCCAGCCTGTCGCGCGCCTGGGTGATGGTTTCACGCACTTCAGGCCTTCCTCGCCCTGTCGCCCTCCACCACGATCAGCCCCGGCTGCTCGATGGTGGTGGCGGTCTGCGGGATGGGGCCCAGGTTGTCGCACAGGCCGTCCATCATGCTGATGAGCATTTGTGCAGCCTGGTGGGCGCGGCTGCTTGGGTCGTAGCCCTCGGAGAAGGCGACCTTGCAGGCGACAGCCTCGCCGTCGTCCTCCAGCACGAATGTGGCGGTCTTCACTGGCCGCTCATGCGCGAGGTCGCGCCGGCCGTGCCGCCCTTGAAGCCGCTGTCGAACTGGGCCTGCGGGTCTCCGCCTTGCTTGGCGGTCACCTGGCGGTACATGTCCAGCACCTTCTTCAGCGCGTCGCCGATGTCGGCTGCGGGCTGCTTCTGATCTTCGCCGGTTTCCTGCTCGCCCTGCTCCATGTAGACGCTCAGGTTGCCGTCCTGGGCAACCTCGATGCAGAGCTCGGTGGTGCCGGTGTCGACATCGCCTGCGCCCTCGCCGTTTGGATCGGCGCCCGGGTCCATGTCGGGGTCGGGCTGCTGCATCATCGGTTGAGTGGCCATGTTGGCTCCAGAAACGACAAAACCGCCTCAATGGGCGGTTCTGCGGGTTTTGATTGGGGATAGCTCCGCCTATGGCGATGCCTGGCAGACCCAGGTTCTCGGGTCACGGACCCGGCGGCTATGGCCCCAGTGGGCGATTGGCGGGAGTGTACTGCTGTTGATTCGCACAGTGTGATGGCGGCTGTAGGTCACGCATCACCCCCTGCGCGAATCTGATCCCTGACCTCGCGTAAGTTGTCCATCGTCCACTCTGCCGCTAGTTCGCCCGCACGGCTGTTGCCGACGGAGATGGCGTATGTCTCCGCGATGCGGATGCAACGCTCGCGTTCCTCTGCCACACAGGCAGCGGCGTAGGCTTCAGCGTAGTTTTTGACGTAGCTTGCTGGGAAGCCGGGGATGTAGCGGATGGCGTCGTAGCCAAGAGCCTGCTCTTGGTCAACGGTTGGCAGCGGGATCATTTCCCACCCCCTGTAGCCCGTGCGATAGCGGCGCGGGCAAGGTCGAACTCGACGGTTGCTCGGTCAGCCACGCGCACCACGGCTTGCAGCGCCTCCAGCAAGTCAGGCGCGGCAGCGATCAACTGCGCATCTGCAAACGCTGAGATGGTTTCGGGCATAGGCTCACCCTGCGGCTGGGTGGGCTGCGCCGGCTGTCCGCACATCGCGCAAGCTGTGCAGCCTGATTCGTCTGGCGCCACCGGCTCAGTAGCGACGCCAAGCGACATCGACGCGATCACCTTGTCGGAAAGTTCTTTCATCGCATAGTTGATGGCAACAGTTTCCTGAACGCCGCTGATCCGCTGTGCGTTTTCGATCATGTGCCAGATCAACTTGTCGCTGGGCGCAAGCATCACGGCGGTGGGCTGCGCCAGGACAGCGCGGAGGTTGTCGATCAGCGCGCCATCGAATGTGAACTTCGTCGGGGCAGGGTTGGAATTGACGCGCTGGATGTGTTCCAGCGCTTCCAGTGCCGACTGTGCGGCTGCTCGCTCGGCGGTGTTCATGCTGTCGCCTCCCTCGAGGCATCGGCCACGGTTCTCTGCAGGGCCTCTTTGATTGCCAGGATTTCGCCGCGCTCGGTGAGTACGTCCATCAGGTGCCGAAGCAGCGCCTTGTTGCGCTCGGCCCTCTCCTTGGCGACTTGTGCCTCGACTTCATCTTTGACGGTGTAGTCCAGGCGCAGCCGGCGCAGGCGAAGTGCCGCCAGTTCCGCGTTGAGCGTGGCGCGCTCGGCCAGCGGGGTAGCTTTGCCCTCGACAACCCAGGCGCGCGTGGCTTCGTAGGTTTCGGCCTCAATTTCATGGATTCGCTCCATGACTTCTCGGCGCT